TCTCGCCAACTCATAACAAACTCTTATACTGCTTCTTATTCCACCTCCGTAGAATTAGCATTAAGGGTGATTCGGTTGTGGTTACTCTTTAAAAATAAAATATATATTATAATAAATGAATCTCCAAGAAAGAGTAAATAATTATCATAATACATTTCCAAAATATTCTAAATTAATTATCAATAGAGATTGTATAGAAGGTATATGGGTAATGGGTAATAATTACACAACTAAAACTGAATTATATGGTGCTTATCCCTATGGATATTTACAAAGAATATATTCTTTATTTCCTTTGATAAAAAATAAAACATTACATTTATTTAGTGGTTCATTACCCGAAAGTGATGATTATGATAAAGTAGATTATAATACTGGATTGGATGCTGAAACCTTTAGTGAAATAATACCCCATGATACTTATGAATTAATATTAGCCGACCCACCATATTCAGTTGAAGATTGCGACCATTATGGTTGTTGCATGGTAAAACGCAATATAGTATTTAAACAAGCATATAATGTATTAAAACAAGGGGGTCATTTAATTTGGTTAGATCAAGTATTACCAAACTATAAAAAAACTGAATTCAAAGTAATTGGTCGCATTGGTATGGTAAAATCAACAAATCATAGATTTAGAGTCATAACAATATTTGAGAAAATATAATAGGTCAATTTTATACCCATTACCCAAAATATACCCATATAGAATAATTACATATAACCCTTTTATTTGTAGTAAGGTATAAAATTTACCTATTCTCTATGTATTTTTTTTAATTTTTTATTTGTTATTTATTTTATGTAAAGTATTATATAAAATGAGTGTTGCTAAGAAGTATCTTTCTGTTCAGCCGAATAATGTTCCTTCTACGGGTAAGGTTTCCTTTGCTCGTGGTAATCCAATCCTTACTATTACATTAGGTCGTCAAGATGCTATGCTTGATTTAAGTTCTCTCCGCCTAAGTGGTGATTTAAATATATGGCGTAATGCTGCTGGGACACAGCACCCCGAAGCGGGTTTAGCTGGTGAGCTACGTGGTTCTCACAAGCTCGGTATTTATTCAGCTATAGATCAGCTAGTTTTTCGCCATGCTGAAACAAAGCAAGTCATAGAGCATATTAGACATTATGGACGTTTCATGGCTTCTTATATGCCGGTGATGGCGGGTATGCAAGATGTAGCGGGACACCTTGGTGAATCTGCTTTAATCTATCCTAATTACCAAGCGTATCGTGATAGTGTTATTCGCAACACCCGTGAATCTCCTTTTTGTATCCCACTCCCATCTGGTTTAACTCTTGGAGCTGATAAACTCCCATTATCAAAAGTGCCTTTAGAGATTGAAATTCATTTAGCACCGGATAGTCAATTCTTCTATTCTAGTGATGCTACAACTGCTAATGTGGTTAACGCTTTCTATGAATTAAGTAATCTTGAAGTTGCTTGTGAGGTTGAGTATGGCGTGCCTTCTCCGGATAGTGGTGTTCTAGCGTTTAACTCTATTACGTCGTATTTCTCTACTCTTGAATCAACAAATAGTATTATCAATTTCAATCTTGGATTAAGTAAGGTTCTCGCATCATTTGTAAATTTTGTTCCATCTAACTTTGTTAATAATCTCGCCCAAGATGGTTTCCTTACTTATATGCCTACGAAAGCAGCGGCGGCAAATGGTACTGATGATGGAGCAGTAGCCAATCTTGAGACTATTTCCTTCCTCCGTAATGGTGAGCGTTTCCCCTCGGCATTTGAGGTTTCTTCGGTTCATAGTGCTTCTAATGATACGCCGGTTGTTGACCCACAAGTTATTAAGGGTTTCCTATCGTCTATTATTCCGGAGAAGCACCACACAAGGACTACGGTTTCCCCACTCAATAGCAATAGAAATTACACCGCAACGCAGAATGCTACTACCGGTTATCGCTTCATTCCGGATACTGGTGCTGCTTATGGTGTTGGTGTTCTCTATGATATGCTTGATAGTGAAGGTGTTGATTTCTCGCAAGCACAGTTTTCTATTCAGATGACAAATGGTTTAGATGATGGTAATCCGGTATCGGCATATCTATTTATTAAGTCAAAGGTTGTTGTAGCTTGGTCGGGTCAAGGTGTTCAAGTCGTTATGTAAGTAGTTTTTTCTATGTAATCTTTTTTTTAATTAAATTTATTTTTGTTTTTTTATATATTTTAAATAATATAAAATGGATTCTAAAGCTGACGTTTCAAGTGATCGCATCCCCGACCTTATTAAAGTTGGTGCTATTCCCTCTTCATACGGACAGAAATTACACACAGATGTAATTGACCCAGTTACTTTCTCGCAGTCTCGTGTGCGATTTACCCTTCAGCGTGTTGCGGGTTTCCTTCATTCTAATTCTAAGGTTACTCTTGCTGTAACTCCCAATACAACTACTACGGCATTTTACCCTCTCAATATTGGTATTTCTAATCTTGTTAAGTCTGCTGCTCTTCGTATTGGTAATCAAACTGTTTGTGAGATTGATGATTACGACCAGTTCCACGCGTATCAATCTATGTTTATTTCTAATGAAGACAATAAGGAGAGAGAGCAGTTTTTATCGCAGAGGTGTATAGCCCATAAACCGGTATATGATGACCGCACCGCAAATACAACTGATAAACCACCTAACTCCGCTAAAAAGGTTGGTCTAGATGTTGGACGCAATCCAACTGTTCCCGCTGCTGGTGGTGCTGGTACATTCCAGCTTTTACCCTTTCAGCTTCATAGTGCTGCTTCGGCTCAGACTATTTCTGATGCCCCAGTTTACTCGGTTTACTTAAGCGACCTTTTCCCATTCATGAAATTTAATCAGTTGCCTCTATTTATGATAGACCAAGAAGTTCATATTGATATTGAGTTTCAGCCTACTACTAGTTCTCTCTCTGCTGCTGGTCTCTCTCGCCGTATGTGTGTTGCGAATAGTGATGCCGGTGATAATGATGTTGAATACCTAATTACTCAAGATGAAGTAAAACTTATTTATGATTCTATTAGCTTTGATGGAGAAGTAATGGAGAAGTATAGGGCACAAAATAAGAGTCTAACGTTTCAGTATGTTGATTACCGCCTTGCTAAACGTACTGGTGATGAAGCAGCATTCACCGACCTTACATTTCAGCTTGGTGGTAATGGTCGCCTTGTATCAAAGGTCATTATGGGTCTTCAGCGTAATAGCAACTTTACACCGGTATCTCTCCTTAATGGTGTTGGTGCGAAGGATGTTCCGGCGGCTCAGTCTCTCTCGGTAAATCTCCTATACAACGACTTATTTGAGTTTAATGTTGACCGCAAGAATCCGGCTCTCCTTTTCCACACTACCCAGCACGCAGAGGGTAAGGTTCCTATGGTTACAAGAGATGAATATCAAACGAGTGGTGTAACTGCTCTAACTGCTGAAACTATGGAGGGACACGTACAGAGTAGTGGGGACGATGGTGTTGGTGGTCTTTTCCGCTGGACTGCTATTCGCCCTAACAAGGGTCAGCGTGTAAACAACAAGGGTATGGACTTAACTTACAAGGCAACTGGCTTAGCAGCTGATACTTACACTCTCCGTGTCTATCTAGAAATGCTGAAGGTTGCGAAGATTGAGGACGGTGAATTCTCGTGTTATTTCGCTTAAATTTTTTTTCTAAATTAAGATATACAAATGTTATATTACTTGGCGATTATTAGAGAGTATTTAGAGTGTGATAAATACAAGAAATTATATGAAGAAGAAAAAACAAAATATGAAGATTTAAAATTATGGACTGAAAAATTACTATCATCCAATAAAGAGCTTTTAGATCAAATCAAAAATAAATAAATAAGCAAAGCATACTCCGTTAATCTAATTTTTTCCTCGTTTTTTTACCTAAAAAAATAATCTATTTTATAGTATAAATATGAAAATAGATTCATCTAATATTAGTGAAGATATTCAAAACGCACGACCAAACGTGAAGCCAAATACAATCAAGCAGTATGAAGTTAACTTGAAGAAGTTACAAAAAATTTATGATACTGATAATTATAATTTTTTGAGTAAGCCCGATGATGTGATGGATAAGATTAAAGACCTTCATTATTTAAGTCAAAGAAATATATTAAATGCGATTGTTGTTTTATTAATGGCTTTGAATCACGATGAAAAATATGATGACTTATTAATTACCTATGGAGATTTAAGAGATGAGTTAAATGATAAATATTCTGACGAGCAAAAGAGTGGAGTAATTAGTGATAAGCAAAGTAAGAATTTTACAACAACTGAAGAGATATTTAAGATGATAAATCAAATGGCGGATGATTTAAAACCCTTAAAAAAGAAAAGTAAAGATGAAATAACTAAAAAGGAGATGCAACTTTTACAAGCATATACTTTATTTAATATATATTCTCGTATGCCGATGCGTAATGATGTTGCTGGTATGACAGCTATCAATCAAGCAGCATATAAAAAGTTAAGTGAAGAAGATAAGAAAGAAAATAATTATTTAGTTGTTCCTTCAAAGGGTAATTTATATTTTGTATTAAATCAATACAAAACGGCGAAGAAATACAAGGAGTTAGATTTACCTATTGAAGACGCAGATTTAAGAAAGATTTTAAGGTATTATCTGAAGATGAATGGACAAGGTATTTTATTTAAGACTTCAACGGGTAAACCATTAACTAGGACTGAATTAAGTAAGGTATTAATTAAGTATTCAAAAAAGTATATGGATAAGTCAATTAGTACAACTCTATTAAGAAAAATTTATTTGTCATCAAAGTATGGTAATATGAAAGAAGAATTAGAGAAAGATAATAAGGTAATGGGTCATAGTAAGGCAGTAGCCTTGGATACATATGTTAAAAAGGCACAATAATAATTATTTTATTAATTCTTAATAAATTTTTGTGAATCAAACTCTTTTACTTCTTTTCCGTTTTCTATGCTCATTCCACCGTATTTATTTACCATCTTATAAGGTGTAAATGTCTCAACTAATTGTCCAATTGCTATTAATTCTTTCGGATTAACATTTCCCATCTCATATTTTTCCCATGGTAATCCCAACGGTATTTGTTTTGGATCATTATCAATATCAGCAATAGCAAATATACCACGCTTTTTTTTAAAGTCTGATCCAACAAATTTCGCCCACCATTCTAAAGATTGTATAATTTTATTTCTTTTTTTCTCATTAGATTTTGATTTTGATTTTAAAAACTTGAATAGTTTGTCACCAGAAAATTGTGATTTTTGGAGATCAAAATAAAATTGTTTATTTTTTAACTCTTCTTTCTCTCCCATTATTTCATCCATAGCACTAGCAAAGATTCTAGCAACATATTGAATCCCAGCATTTGTTAAACCGATTGGTCCTTCTTTCTTTGGTTCAGCCTTCTTTACGGCGGGCTTCTCCTTATCGTTTTTTGCTATTTCAGTTCCAACAGCAATAGAAGCGGTTTTTGGTTTCGCCTTAGGTTTAGTTCTCTTTTTCTCTTCTTCAACTGCTTTCTTACGTATAACTCTTTCTTCTTTCTTTTTCTTTTCAGCTTTCTCCGCCTTTGATTCAGCTGCTTTTTGTTTTTGTAATTCAGTCTTGGGTTTTGGTTTAGTTAATTCTTTTGCTTTTTCCAATTTCACTCTTGGTTGTCCTTTTCTAATTCCACCCTTTGGGTCTAAAGATTTTTTTTCATGATTAACCATATATCCTTTTTTGTCTACGATTTTGATAATCTCATCTCTTGTAGCACCCTTTGGTATTTTAATACTAGTTAAAATATTATGAGCTTTAATGAGTTTTCTAATTTCAGCAGTTGTTAATTCACCTTTAGGAGTTTTAGGCATATTTATAAGTATATAACATAAAAAAATTATCTTATTAAAATTATAAAATGTTAGTTGAAAAATCTCACTCAAAAAAAGATATAATTATCTTGTTTAAAAAACATAGTGTAATTATTGATGATAAATTAAGTAAAGGTAATATTATCAAAAATATTGAATCATATATTAAAGATTTTAAATATGATGATAAAATACAAAATGAAACTGCATTAAAGGATTATTTGAAAAATTCATCGCCTAAACAAAGACCAAATACATCACAAAAAACAGATATTATGTTTAAGGCAAAGAAGATAATTAAATGGGCTAATAATGATTATATTTTTGATGGGGCAACATATATGAATACTGACGATCCTTATAATGATATTATGAGTATTTATATGTGGGGAGATTTACCTAGTGTGAGGCGAGCTTGTAGAATGTATAATAATTCACAACATTCAAAGAATCACGTGAATCCAGTTATATCAGCTGAAGTAGAAGAAGAATTAGAAAACAATAAATTAATTAAACAACAAGTGATGTATAAGTTAACAATTAAGAGATTCAGTAAAGATAATCCTATAATATTAGATTTTGATTGATATGTCAATTTTAAACATATGACATAAAATATGTCAAGTGTTATTAACAATCTATATGCCTTATAATTAAAGTGATGTCTAAAATTGACATATGATGCGTTTTATTTCATAAAATTATTTTCTAAATTAAGGTATAATAATGGATTATAAAAAGTTGAATCAAGATTTAAAATTTGGATTGTTAAGTGAAGAAGAAGCCCACGAAACTTTA